ACCACCAGTATCGAGGAGACCACCTTCTCCACCAGCAGACATTGCAACAATAATTGCTGCCTCAAGAACTTTTCCAATAACACCTTCAAAGTTCTTAAACATATCTACGGCAAAATCACCACCCATACCCTTAATAAATCCTAGAGTTTTATCTCTAAGTTCATATGCCCCATTTACAAATGTTGCGAACCCATCAACCAAACCAATGCCAGTATCAATAAAGAATTCATTGACTGCAGCTATCTTAGGAACTATTTGTAGAAGTTGTGGAAGATATGGAATTAAACGAACGGCAATAAACCCAAGGATCATCTTCCCAAGGAAGTTTTTAATCCTATCTAAGAAACCTAATCTTGGTCCCTTTAGAAGTTTTCTACCATCCTTTTCTTCTTTATCCTTTGGCTTTTCTTCTAACTTTTCTTCACTCTTCTTTCTCTTCGAAAGTTCTTTCTGCTTCTTTATATTCTTGGTTCTATTTTGTAAAAGTTTATTTTGTCCTCCAAGAAGTTTTTCTATCCTTATAACCTTTTGACTAATTACAGAAAGATTATCTCCACCAGTTTCCTTCTTTTCTTTACCTAGAAAAGATGCTGTATTAATTTTCTTAGATTGTGGGAGTAACTTTATGGTTTCCATATCTTAGAAAATACCTAAAAACTTCTTGGTTCTTGGACGATCAGTTGTCTTACAAGTTGCACCAAAGTTTGGTGTCTTTGGTCTAGCAGAACTAGATCCACGAGCACCTTTGCCTTGATATTTTGTTTTTGCTGCTGGTTTTGCAACAACAGGAGGTTTTGCTGGAGGAGCAGGTGGTTTAACTCTTGGTTGACTTGCAGCGGCAGCAAGTTTAAGTTCTTGTGCCTTATAATCTTTTCCAAGATTAGAAAGTTTTGGTTTGTTTGCTGTTTCTTGAGCTTTTTTTACATTATCAGCAGAGTACTTAGCCATAGCAGCATTTTTTCTCATCTCATCTTCTTTCTTTATTCTTGCTTGCTTCGCTTTAAGATCATTTACTGCACGAGAATATCCATTTACACCAAGTCTTTCGTTTAACATCTTCTTGATATTCTCTTCCTTCATTCCACGGCGTCTCATATCTTCGAGATCACTAATAGCAGTAATTCTTAGTGTCCTTGCATTCAAAGTTTCTTGTCTAGACTTTGCACCTTTTGGGTCAAAGAAATCTGCAAGACTTTCAAGCATACCTTTTTTTCTTTGTGTTGGTCTTTGATATGTGGGTTCACCATTCCTATATGCAAGATAACCAACAAAAGGACCATCTGGACCCATCATTATTTTAGTTTTTGGCAAATTCTTTTTGTCTTTATCAGAAAGACCTCCCATTATTCCACCACCGCCGCCACGATAAGACTTGTTTCTAGCGCCATACTTATCAACTTGTCCGGCAAGACCTCTTGCAAAATTAGAAACATAAAGAATATCATTACCCCTCTTCACAGCAAAATATCTTTTTCCAGCAAGAGTTATTTCATTCTCATAGGATCCACCAGGAGGAAGAGAAACTTTAATTGCTTCTCTTCCCATAAAAGTTGTTGCAAAACCTTTTCCTATATCAAATCCGAGACCAGCACCTTTTATATTAATACCCTTTCCAGATGCAAGTGCTTTCTGAACTTGCATCTGTTCTTCTATCCTTTTAAGTCTTGCATTTAAACTTTCCTGAGATAATTGCTCTTTACGATCTACAGAAAGACCTCCAGAGTATAATGGTGGTTTATTTCCATGAGAAGGTTTATCATTTCCAATATAACCACCACCAGCTGCATAAGTTGTACCACTCATCATCTTAGGTCTATTTGTACCTCCTCCTGCAGCATTCATTGCCTCAAGAGTATCTACACCATACTTAGCAACAGCACCACGAGACATAACAAACTCGCCATCAGAAAGCATCGCAGGAACTTTATCTACACCCTTCTCTCCACTCACGAATCCACCAGTACCTCCTAATGCTCCACCAAGAAGCATACCAAGAGGACCAAACATGGCACCCATTCCAGCACCACCCATCATACCTTTAAAATTAAATCCACCTCCAGCAAATCCGGGGAATTTTACAGAACCTCCACCACTAAATTTTTGTGTTGGTTGATTAAAGTTTTTATCAATTGCACCACTAACTGCCATTGTTCCAGCAACAGTGGCACCTGTTTGTAAAGCGGCTGATAAGAACTTACCTTTCTTGCCACCAAGAAAACTAGCAACTTTTCCTGCCTTTCCAACTCCCGCCTTTGCAAGTAAACCGGCGGCAGCTGCAGCAAGTCTAATACCACCCTTAATCAAAAGTCCAGACAAAGTTCTAACAAATCTCCCAAGACCAGTTCCAAAAGCAAGGTATAATGCAAGAAGTTTAGGCCAATGATCCTTTAAAAATCTACCAATTGCATGTATTTTCTTTCGGTTTTCTTCATCACCAAACCAATCTAAGAACTTGATGAGTGCTCTTCCCAAGAACATTGCAACAAAAAAGTCAATAATCTTTTGAAGAACAGATTTAACCGGTGCAATAATTTTCATTGCACCATCAACTGCTTTCTTAAATCCTTTCTCTAGACCTGCTTCAAGTTGAGCTCTGCTTTCCTTCTCTCTTCTTTTTCTATCAAGTTCATCTTGCTTCTTGAGTAATAAGTTTTGCTGCTTTAGAAGACCGATTATATTATCAAGAGATTTTAATATCTTATCTAAAGGTCCATCTTCTTTTCCCGGAGGAAGAAGTCCAAATGATGAACCCGCAGATATTTTTTTCGCATTAGAATTTATAGATTTTTTAATATCACTTGCAGTTATCTTCTTTTTCTTAATTTTAAATCTACCAGTATTTCTCTTTACTCTCTTAAATTCTTCTCGTATTAATTGATCTTCTTCTGCTGGTATTTTGCTACCAGACATTCTAGCAGCAGCAAGTCTTTCTTTTAAAAGTGTTTTATATGTATCATAATCAATATCAAAGACATCTTCCAACCCAAGTAGTCTCAGAATTCTTTCGTCAATTTTTTCATTGACTAGGTTCTGCCCCTTACTTGAATCTTTTGTGGTAGTTTTTGAAGTAAGAACCAGATTAGATGCCATTCGCCTGTTGGTACTTTAATTTCTCTTCTTCAAGATGCTGCTTCAGCAATTCGACATAGATATCTCTTTCCCAAGGTATCATATTCTCTACCTCAGTTAATGAATATTTATGGTACTGCATCAAAGCAAAGTTTAATCTAAAGTAAGCCTCCAAGTCCATGTGACTTAGGGCTACGCGAAAAAACTTGCTAACCCTTCAAGAACAACTTCGCTTTCTACTTTAGTCTTTGGATTTATAATATTAATAGTATGAGAAAGTTTTGGCATTGTGGAGAAGAAAGCTTCAATCTCTTTGAACTGAGAGGAATTCATCGATTCCAAAAAGTCATTAATTTCTTTCTTTGTACAATCTGCAGCAACCCATACTTCATCTTCAGTGTAAATCTTATCAATACATGAAGCAATCAAATCAAATGATTGGTCCATATTATTAGTATCATTTAGATCAAAATTATTTTTAATAAATTCATCAAGTGATGGATACTTCATCTCCATCATAATACTATCATCTAGTTTGATTTTATTAGTATGCTTATCGTCTTTCTGAATCTTAATGTCATCTAGATTAATTTCTACTTTTGCTGGAGTAGTTTCATCATCTGGACAAATAACATTAACTTCAATTACTTCCCCAACAGACTTACCACGAATATTCAAGAATAGATATTCAATGTCAAATGTTGGAAGTGATTCTACTTTGATTCCTTTTGTAAGGATGCAATTTTTGATTACGGTTTTAATAGCAGTAGTAATCTGTTTTGGATCCTCACTTTCTAGTGCAATAACTAATACCTTTTCTTCTTTTACTAGAAATGGTCTGTACTGAACTGTTTGTCCTGTAGATGGCAACTCAAGTTCATAAGTTGGTGTAGCAATCTTAGGTAAAACCATTTTAAAATCTCAAATGATTAATGTTTATGTATTTATCAAGTTACTTTAACCTTTTATCTGAGATTTAAAAATCTAATGAATCATTAGTAGTATAAGTTTTTCCGCCAATAGTAACTCTTTGTCCTGGTTCATAGATTGTCATTTGAGATCCAAATGGATTATAAACTGTAGATTGTCCCGATTCTCCTATTCCTGCACTGAAAGGATCAAAGAATGTAGCATTAGATTGAGCTTGCTGTATAGGTGTTAATTGACCATTGCCATTTGTTGTAGTTCTATCACTACTACCAGATCCAATAAGTCCCGAAATGTAATATCTAATGTATGAGAATGAAACAGTACACTTCAATAGAGATGACGCATCATAGGATATTGGCATGGATGAAACTGAGATTGGGTATGCATTAACAAACTCATATTCCAAACTCGCACCATAGTCTCTTTCATATTTTCTTACAGTAAGACCACCATAGTACTCATTAGGATATCGCATCCTATAAGAATAGTTTGAACTTGTTACATTATTACCACTTCTGGCTTTCTGCTCTGCTGCAATATATTTTATCCATCCCTCAAATAATCGAATGGGCAAATAAGTATTAGTAAGACCAGAAGATTCACTTTGATTGATCATTACATAGAAAGTTAAATCAATTCTATCATCAAACAATCTTCTGTATGCATGTCTCTCAGTAACTCCAGTGAAGTCATTATTAATTTCGTGAGTAGTGAGCGAAGATCCAGGAAGAACTGTCTCTGAACAGCAAAGATGTAAAAATTCTTGATTAAATCCAGCGAGATTGTTATCATTCTTAAAATTATTCCAGGTATATCCCTCCGATCCAGAAGGTTCCCGAATAAAGACATCAAAATGAGAAGTTGTTGCTGGTCTCATTAGATTTGATCTTATATCAGATACACTCTTTTTACTTGGAGTTGGGGATGCCATTTATAAATAGGATTACCTTATATATTATGTAGTATAGATATGGCAGAGAGTTTAAAAAGCAGATACAAGCCATCTTTTCCACAAAAATATAAGGGCGATCCAAACAATATTATTTGCCGTAGTAGTTGGGAAAGAAAGTTCTGTAGATGGTGCGATTTAAACGAAAATGTTCTGCAATGGGGTAGTGAAGAATTTTATATACCTTACATATCACCTGTTGATAATAGAGTTCACAAATACTTTCCAGACTTTATTATTAAAGTCAAAGAAAGTAATGGACAAATTAAGACGTATGTAATTGAAGTCAAACCAAAAAAACAAACAAGACCTCCTGTAAAAAAATCTAGAGTGACAAAATCATACTTATATGAAGTTAAAACTTATGCAGTTAATGAAGCGAAGTGGAAAGCTGCAAAAGAATTTTGTGACGATAGACTTATAGAATTTAAGATCATAACGGAAGACGAACTCGGTATCAAATAATGCCAACCGATAGAGGATCACTACTCAAACAACGTCTCATTGGAAATGAAAGTCCAGATGATATTATGATGATGATCATGGAGACTTTTACCAAAACAGAGATAATACCTGACGTTGGAAAGTATTATACATTTGTTTATAAACCAAAAACACCAAATGTACAGTTCGATCATTATCCTTTAATTGCATGTACTGAAGTTCAAAGGTGGGGATTTAAAGGAATAAATTTTCATTGGGGTTCAGTCAGAAACTATACATGGGAAGAAGTGGTTGGGTATCTTCATGTAATAGGAACAGAAGAAATCAAATCTGTTCGTTCCTTATCATATGCAAAGTACGACATAAATAACTAAAAATCAATGTCTAATGGCAACATTTAACTGTCCACCAGGATCTATATGTACGGATCAGGCTGGCGACTTAGTGGGGGGAAGAATTATAAAAGATACAAGGGGTCGAGTTAGAAGAGATCCCTCAAATCCTGGTACAAAAATATACTATGCAACAGCAACCAAAGTAAATCAAGATACTTCAGGACAAGTAACTGGAGGAACAACTGACGTGTATATTATTAAAGATGGTGAATTTGTAAAGGCAGCAACAACAAATGATGGAGGAAAAACATACACATATACCGATGCAGCTGGAGCAGATTTTAGAAAAGATTTGAGTAATCAAAACTCAAATTTAAACAAAAATATTGATGCTCAACTAGCAAGAAAATTTGATGCAGATCCAAACTTAAAAAGAGCAAAACCAAAACTGGTTGATGGAACAAAAAACAATGCTCCATCCGAACCTGGAGAAGACCCGCAAGGAGAATCAACTCCAACACAAGAACCAGTTAAATTGGAAAATGTAAAAGAAAGAACTAACTATGAAGGTTCGAACACTCCTCTTAAATATCCAATAACACTAAACACACAATACCAAGACTATCTAAAAATTACAATGGTGGAATATGTTCCTAGAGGATTATCTCCAGGAACTGGTGATCAATCTGGCGCAATTGCTTCAAGACCAAATCAAGTAGGTGATAGAAAAATACTATCAAATATCATTTTACCAATACCTGCAGGTATTGGTGATAGCAATACATTAAATTGGAGTTCGTCAGAAATAGGCGCATTTGAGGCTGCTGGTGCTAATATTTTAGGAGAAGGTATTGCAAATGGAGCAGAAGGAGCAGGAACAGCA